TTTTAACCGAAGAACAACAACGGGAATTTTTAATAAAGGACAATGTTGGATTTGGCGAATGGGATTGGGATGCCCTGGCGAACGATTGGAATCCCGAAGAATTGAACGAATGGGGCTTGGATGTCCCAGTGGTATTGGATTCTGTTGAACCTGATGATTTGACCGAGGAATCAAAAAACAACCCACCAATGATTAAAATCACATTGGAAAGTGTTGAACAGTTACAACAAGCGGAAATTGATATTCAAGAATTGTTGGACCGCAAATTCAAAGGTGCATATTTTAGCGTGTCAGCGGGTGAATTATGAGGTTAGAAATTGCATCATACAAAGCAACCAAATATGCGTGTCTTAAATTTCATTATGCCAAATCTATACCCGTCAACACATTTGGTTATTCTGTGTTTAATGATGAAAATGAATGGTGTGGTGTGATATTATATGGATTGGGTGCAAGTCCGTATGTTAGTCAAAGTTTAGGTATGAAACAAGGCCAAGCCGCAGAATTAGTGCGTGTTGCACTTAATGGTAAACAAAATAATGTAAGTAAACCATTGGCAATGTCAATAAGATTGTTTCGCAAAAACAATCCATTGGTTAAAATACTATTTTCATATAGCGATTTGGATCAAAATCATAATGGCACAATTTATCAATCATCAAATTGGTATTATATTGGCATGGTGAATCAAAACATGAAATCGGGATACATTGTGCATGGTAAAAAAATTCATGCAAGAGTTCCAAATTCAAAAGGAATCAAAAACAACATAGAAAATGTAAAAAAGTATTTAGACCCAAATGCAACTGAATACATAACTAAAGGCAAACACAAATATATTTACCCACTTGAAAAATCGGTAATACCAATGTGCAAAGAACTATCAAAGCCGTATCCAAAAAAGTTGAGCGGGGTGGTCGAATCGAACGCCGATTCTCAACTGGATGTCGAGTGTGTTGCCACTACACTAACCCCGCTTGTAACTGACACAAAGATAATAGAAAAATAAAATTCTCAAAAACCTTTTGATATTTTGAAATTAAAATATATATTTGTGGTATGACAATGACAAAATACAAATCACAATGCCCAGAATTAAAGGTAGAACTCAAAAGAGATGAAATTAAAAAAGCCAAAATTTCAAACTCACAAAATAGTGCGGATTTTTTCCGTGAAATATGGGATGATAGTATTGGAATTTATGAATCATTTTTTTTTTGTGATTTACTTAAATGCTTCGAACACAACAATTGGGTGGTACAAAGTTAGTCAAGGAGGTTTGCAAGGGACTGTTGCTGATCCAAGATTGATAGTAAAAAAAGCGTTGGATGTATTAGCAACATCGTTTATTATGTGCCACAATCACCCATCGGGGAATTTAACACCCAGTGAAGCGGACAAGGTAATTACAAAAAAAATAAAAGAAGGAGCAGGATTTTTGGACATTAAATTATTCGATCATATTATATTGACAGAAGAAAGTTATTATAGTTTTGCAGACGAAGGACAATTATGAAAGCATGGAGAACCCCCGAAAGAATTTTACCCGTTGAGGAAATACCCGTATTGGCAATTGCAAATCGAATGATGCCATTTGTAGCCGTGTACTTTGATGGTGAATGGCATTGTTACCACACCAACCAAAGATTGAATGTTTTGTATTGGATGCCAATACCATTGACACCCGAAGAATGATATGTAAATGATATGTAATTATGGCAAATAAAGATTATTTGAAACCCGTACAACCTGGGGAAATAAGAAACCCCAACGGAAAACCGAAAGGTACAAAGAACCGAAGTACCATAGCCCGTAAATGGTTGGAGGTAATGCAAGACACCAAAAACCCTATCACGGGTGAATTGGAAAAACTATCCCAAGAAGATTTGATAACCCTTGCAATGATACACAAGGCAAGGAAAGGGGATGTGGGTGCATACAAACAATTGATGGATTCGGGGTTTGGTATGCCTACCCAACAAATTGATGTTACAACGGAAAAGCCAATTTTTAACGGAATCAATTTAGATGTAGACAAATGAAATTTGTGAAAAATACACGATATTATCGTGGCGTGGTTTACGAATGGAACTTGCCCACGGGTAGCACTTGCCCATTTGCCATGGAGTGCAAAGTAACTGTGGATCGTATCACGGGCAAATTTGACATTCATCGTGGCCAATACAAATGCTATGCGGCGGGGCCAGAACGATTCCCAGGTGTACGCGAACATCGGTGGAAAAACTTTGAATACACAAAAAATGGTGGTATCCCACAAATTCCAAAAGGGTGCAAGGCAATTCGCATCCATGCGGCGGGGGATTTTTACAACCAAGATTATTTTGATATGTGGTTGGAGGTTGCACGGGAAAACCCAGAAGTTGAGTTTTGGGCTTACACAAAATCATTGAACTATTGGATTAAAAGGTTGGGTGAAATACCTAACAATTTAACATTGACCGCATCACGGGGTGGGAGGTTGGATAGTTTAATCGACCAACACGAACTAAAAAATGTAACTATATTCAAATCCAAATACGAGGTACCCGAACAAATGCCGATTGATACCAACGATGATTGGGCAAGAACACCACATATCAATTTTGCATTGATTGATAACTATGCCAAAGAAACACCACAGATTTCATTGTTGTAATGTTGCAAAAGACCACGGCACAAACCAAGATAGCGAAACTCCGTAAACGGATCCGCATTGTGAGGGGTGGAACATCCAGTTCAAAAACATTCAGTATTATTCCCATGCTTATCACATACGCGGTGCAAAACCCAAAGTGTGAAATTAGCGTGGTATCGGAAACCATCCCGCATTTGCGAAGGGGTGCAATCCGTGACTTTCTTAAAATCATGGACATGGTTGGAATGTACGATGTAAACAAGTGGAACAAATCTTCACTCACTTACACATTCTCAAATGATTCATACATTGAATTCTTTTCTGCGGATCAACCCCAAAAGTTGAGGGGTGCAAGGCGTGATGTTTTATTTGTAAACGAGTGCAACAACATCGATTGGGAATCGTACTATCAATTATCCATTCGTACAAGAAAGTTCATTTATCTTGATTACAACCCAGTGAGGGAATTTTGGGTGGATTCGGAACTCATTGGTGACCCCGATTCCGAAATGATAATCCTCACATACAAGGACAATGAAGCGTTGGACCAATCCATCGTAGCGGAGATTGAAAAGGCCAAAGAAAAGGGGAAAACAAGTAGGTATTGGGAAAATTGGTTCAGAGTATATGGGCTTGGTGAGATTGGAAACCTTCAAGGGGTTATCTTTTCCAATTGGCAAACCATCGATAAGATTCCCGAGGATGCAAGGTTACTTGGTTGCGGTGTGGATTTCGGTTATACAAACGACCCTACGGCAATTGTAGCCGTATATGAATACAATGGTCAACGAATCGTTGATGAGGTCGCATATCGCACGGGAATGCTTAATTCGGACATTGCAAGGGCATTACCCAACCATGTACCCGTTTATGCGGATTCAGCCGAACCAAAATCAATTGATGAGATACGGAGGTATGGAATAAGAATCAAGGGCGTAACCAAGGGCAAAGATTCAATCAACTACGGAATCCAAATCATGCAATCCCAATCTTATTTGGTTACATCCACATCAACAAACCTAATTAAAGAATTACGGAATTATTGTTGGGATAGTGATGCCCAGGGGCGAACGATGAACACACCAATTGGAACGGATCACGGGATTGATTCATGGCGTTATCATGAGATGATGGCACTTGGAATCAAATCCAATTACGGAAACTACGATATTCGTTAATTGTTTATTTCGTGTGGATTTTGTATATTTGCGTTTGATATGACAAGCCATTACCAAGAAATACACAACCTCAAACAAGAAATAAAACGACTGCGATTGCTTTGAAAATTTGGTATGCTACTTGTGGAACAATTGCGTTTCCGTATGCTTTTATGGATTCGTTTCGCCACTTTGGAAAGGTAATTCCGTCCAATTCGGTGGGAAGCCCATCATCTCCCCCACAAATCGGGGATTGAGTTGGGAAGTTGTCCCAGTTATTTGGCGTACTCTTTTTGTTATCGAGTCCTGGTTTTCCATTCCCGTTATTTTGTTTCCCTCCTGGGCTTGTGGAGTTGGTAACAGACCCATTTGTGCCATTGTTACTAAGCTGTCTATTTTGCCTTTCTCTATATGATCCTTGCTGTTCGGAAATTCCGCTGCTCTCGGCGTCGGTAACATTCCCATTACTGCAAAATTCTCTAGATACATCGCCCTCGTTTCCCCTCCGTATGTTTCTTTGCGTTTCATCGTTTGTTCCTCCGTCACTTCCCTCGGACTTGAATTGGGTGTTGGTAGCAACGAACCACACTCGATCCCTTCCGTGTGGGGCATTGACCGCCGCCGCAGGTATAACCACGGCCTGGACTTCGTACCCCTCAAACTCCAAGTCAGTATGCACCTCATCGAATACCAATCCCCCATTCCAATTAAGGAGTCCAAAAACATTTTCCCCCACGATGTACTTTGGTTTAATCTCCCGTATTGCTCTAAGCATTTCGGGCCATAAATGGCGTTCATCTTCCTTGCCTTTTCGTTTTCCTGCCATACTGTATGGTTGGCAGGGGAATCCTCCTGTGAGAATGTCAATTTTGTTTGCATATTTTGTAAAGTCGCTTTTTGTAATGTCGGTAAATGTTTCTGCGTTCGGCCAATAATGATGCAATACCTTTTGCCCAAATTCGTTCCACTCACAATGGAAAACATTTTCCCATCCCATCCATTCCGCGGCTAAATCAAAACCGCCAATTCCCGAAAATAAACTTCCGTGCTTCATTATTTGTCGGTACAAATATACACAATCCACACGAAATAAACAATTACCTAATATCGTAGTTCCCGCGGTTTGCATGAATGCCCAACGCCATCATCTCGAAGTAGCGAATCCCGTCAAGCCCGTGGTGTGTTCCAACAGGTGTATTGGTTGTTCGCCCTTGGGCATCACTATCCCAACAATAATTCCGTAGTTCTTTAATTAGGTTTGTGCTTGTGGATGTAACCAAATACGATTGGGATTGCATGATTTGGATTCCATAGTTAATTGAATCTTTG